GTTATCCTGTTATTCTGAAAATATAGTTGCCAAGGGGAAAATCCATTATTTATCACACCATTCACGTTCCATACGGATTCGTAAATTTTAATTGGTCGAGAAAAATATTGATCCAAAGGAACATCATCAGGAAAAAATTGACGGGACAATTGATCTGCTTCTGTTTTTGTTGACAGATCATACCCTGGATGGGTATCATGAAATTTTACTGTCTGATGTTGTTCACCGGTGCCCGCAGGACTAACCTTTTGTTCATCAGCTTGAGGCATGACGTACTTGATTTCGTCCCACACATCACGGAGGAAACTGGGCTCGTGTTCCTCCTCATCTTCTTCGTTGTAATCTATATTGTGGTATTCATCTAAAAATACACCTAACCACATATTCATCAATGTAGAATGTATTATATCATATATATCTAAATTATTTACAGGCGCATCTTCTGATACTAATGGTTTATCCGAGTAACCACCAAAGGGCCAAATGGAATCTCTAAGACTTCGCGGAGATTCCTTACGCCAATTATTTACAGGAAAAAGTAAAGTGTGCGGTCTATTTCTTATTTACATATTTATCCTTCCAATGAGACACCCTCTCATCAAAAGTCACGTCTACAGCTGGTACGGGGAGACCTACACGATTGCAAACCCGTTTCATTTGTTTTTGACGCATTTCATACACACTACGTCCGTGTGCGAACCACTCATGCATGGCCCCTTCGATACAGCTCACCGCTACTTCTTCTGGTGATGCTGAGGTGGATCGAAGGTTTGAATGTAGAGATTTGAAGATAGAGTCCTCGTCTAACTTACCTATCTTCACACCCAACTCCTCAATATAACTAGACTTCCTTTTCAGAAAATCAGCATCTTCAACATCCATGAAGATAAAAGAATCTTCGCTTTTGTCGGGAGGAGTTATTTTGATGTCATGCTCCTTAAGAAAATCAGCATATGACTCAAAATTAAAATCTCTATATGTTTCATCAACACTCCCTTTAAAATCATCTCCATATGTGAGCGCAGAAACGCACTCCCGAAATGATTTGACACCTATCAAGTTGGGATATGTGTGGAAAAAACCTAACCGCACGTATAAGGAACCCGCCGTCCCATTAACGTTTACTGTCAAATTGTTTCCAGACGTGTTGATGTTAGGAACTGCCAACAACGTACCATTCCAGTCTATTGTTGGATGAACAATATCATAAATCATGTTTCGCATGATGTAAATATCGTGCCAGCTCCATCCGTTCCAAGCCATTGCTGCTTTGGCAATCTTTAAAAAAGAATACCAGACTTGGATTGTGATTTGCGAACTCATTCGCACATCAAATTTGGAATAGTCCCACGCAAGGACTTTACCATCATTGGAAAACTTTTCGGAATGATCCATTAGCTTCTCCCATTGGTCAGAAAAGGCATTCACGCCAACAGCACTTTCAGCTTCTATAGGATGAGAATTCAAAAATGCTGCTACGGGCAAGAAATACTTGCGAATCAGAATGCTCATTGCAACTGGTGCTGCCTGAAAAACCCTAACTTTATCTTTTCCAATTTCCGTGGGTTCATCTTTAAGCGTTGCAGTGACTATAGGGTACGCTCTCTCACCACGCGACCAGCAAGTTTCCAATCTTTCAACTTCCGCCTGAACTTCTGGATCTATCTTGTAGTCCACTATTTCATTGTCTCGCCATATTGGTTCTATTACCCTACTTTTTGGACCAAACACAGGAAAACCCATTCCTGTAGACAACTTAAGAGGCTCCAAAAACCGTTCACCAGGCACGCCACGTATAGCTTCAAAATCAGTTAACCTCCGTATTTTCTTCTCATTACGAGCAATCACAAGGAGAGGATCCAACCAATCATCAACACAATGTGCTAACAGTTTGGGACTGAATTGTTTGGCAGGATTGACTATGTGTTCGAGAGTGGCATTATAACCTTTCCAATTCGGTTCTAGTTTGGGCTTGCCCCACTTACTAGGAACACCACACTCTTC